GGGTCTAGCGGCGCTGTCTTGTTGCAGCTTGACGTCCCCGGCAACGCAAACAACATAAACAATGTGACCATCCCGGGCCCGGGCATTTTGTTTGACACGGACTGTTATGTGTCGATGCCATCAGGCTACAACGTGACTGTGTTCTACGGGAAATAATTATGGCTAAGTCACCTGCATGGCAACGTAAAGAAGGCAAGAACCCGGAGGGCGGGCTAAACGCTAAGGGTCGCGCTTCTTACAACAAAGCAAACCCCGGCAAGCCCGGGTTGAAGGCTCCGCAGCCTGAAGGCGGCTCACGCAAAGACTCGTTTTGCGCTCGTATGGAAGGCATGAAGAAAAAGCTGACCAGCGAGAAGACGGCCAAAGACCCGAACTCCCGTATCAACAAATCCCTCCGCGCTTGGAAGTGCTGAAATGACTGAGTCCATTGAAACCGCTCGTGAGTTGGCGACACACGCCGCCGACATCCGTCACTTACAGGACGACATGGACAAGCTCGTCGAGAGCATGGCCGCTATGCAAAAGTCGTTGGCCGAGATCAACACTACGTTGTCTGAAGCCAAGGGTGGCTGGAAAGTTCTAATGATGATTGGCGGAGCAGGCGGTGCTCTGGGTGCAGTTCTTACTCAGGTAATCCATAGTTTGCCTTGGGGCAAATAAAAGACTCCCCGGTTTTTACGCCGGGGAGAAATCCTCATCTGGAGACAACCAGCAACTGCTTACTGGCCAGCGGATGATACCGCAGCAGCATCTAAGTTGACAACAGTCGGGCCACTTGTCTTCTCAGCAACGCCCTCCATCGCAGCAAAGTCGAAAGAGTAACAGACACACGCGCCTGTTGAATAGGCAGTTCCGCGACCGATGTTGAATCGCTCCGAGTTCCTACCCACCCACTTCTTCTCCTGCGCAAACTTCAGCACTTCCTTGGGCTCCATGCGGTTCTTGGAACACCAGTCATAGAAGTCCTTCTTGGCGATGAACAGCTTGCCCACCAACTTGGGATCAACGGTCTCGCTAGAGTTCTTGTTGGGTGAACCCAGTATGCGGCGGCCCGCCGCGATGCCATTGATACGGGACAACGATTCCTCAGGGCCCCGCGAGTCAGTTCGTATGTCTCGGTAGCCAACGGTGACCAAGATGCGATTGGACAGTTCACGAATCATGCGGCTGATCGCTTCGCCGGGGTCAGTCATGTTCCCCTTGGACACTGCCGCAGTCAAGTCAGTCATCAACAGCACTGTGAAGTCTTCCAGCTTCTGATAGTCAAAGCCCACGATACCGTGGTCAATCAAAATCTTGGCTGCCACCAACGTGCAGGCTGCATGACTACGGAAGAAACGATACTCAGACTGAGGCATCAAGCGGCTCATCTTGTTCTCGATCTTGGCGTAGAGGTCAGCCACATCTTGCTGGTGCGTCACGATGTACTTCACAAACTCATGCCCTGCGTTGCCCATGTTCTCACGCATGGTGTCGATCGCATTGGACACTTCAACCGCTGGGTCAATGATGGGCACGTTGTACGTTGCGAAGTTGACGCCAATCATACGAACAGCTTCCGCTTGGGTATTGGCATTATGGCCAGCCAGCTTGGAGTGCATGTCTTCGTTAGCGGTTAAGCCAACCACAGTCTTCCAAGTGTGCTGTTCAGCGAAGCCAACCTTGCCACCCGCTGAAGTCAAGCGAGCGCGGTCAGTACCCTGAGATGTTGTGTAGGCCATGGCAGAAACTTCCGCCGCATCCATGTCAGTCATCTCGTCAAACACCACTGGGATGTTTTTATGCGCACCGACGATTGCCCACCGTGCATTGCGAGTCGCGCCTTCCTTACCAGCAAAGATCATCTTGTTGGCGTCGCAGATACCGTACAGCGCAGAACGCCATACTGAGGTCTTGCCCTTACCAGACGCACCAGAGTTCACTGCGACAAGGGCGCCGTTGTAGCTGTCTTCGCCAAACGGAGTGATGAGTGAACCGTACACATTGCAGAATACGTATTGGGCGGCCTGACTGTTTTCTCGGTTGTATATGTAGTTGACGGCTGCACTGTAAGCGGCAAGAGAACCACGAGGCTCAGGGTAAGCGTTGCGATGGTCAGCAGCAGCGCCGCCGATAAAGACTTTGCGAATCGAACCATCTTGGTGATAAAGCCTGTCTCCAAGCAATACCCCACTCATGTTGTCGCGCCAGCCAAACGCGGTCAATGTATCTGTCTCGCGCTGCTCGGCCATCAACTTGCGAATTGAGTCACGCAAGTATGCAGTCATGTGCATAGTTGAATCCTTGTTATTGGATGGCATCAGCTCATACCGAGACAATGCCTTCAGTAGGTCAGACGGAGAAGCCAATGCAGAAGTGTCCATCTCAAAGTCCCGTATCCGTTGGTCTGGCAAGTGCATGCGTATCGTGGACGCAAACGACCCATCGGACTTCTTGATGCGCTGGATTGGATAGAACAGCGTGTTGCAAAACGTGTAAGGCTGGAGCACACCATCTTTGTCCTTGATGAAGCGCAGCATGTGACCTGCTTGGAACTCATAGCCTTCTGGCATTGGTGGCACAGTGGCTTCCAACACTTCATCAGGCTTGGCTTCGTCAACTACTTCGACTGTTGATTCTGCTGGTTCAGGCAGAAGTCGTCCCAGCACGATTGGTGATCTGATGTTTCCTTTATGAACACAGCCTTCGCAGCGGGTCGGGTTGCACTTTTGAAAATGTTCACACAGAGCAGGGCCGCTGTCCCAAGAATGATATTTACCAGCAGTATCAAGCTGAGCGTGGCCAGTAGCCGCTCTACGTTCGCTCCACTCATGTGCCAGAGATTCTCCCTCGACGCAGTGCTTGATGATTCCAATAACCCCTCGCCACGTTTCATAGTCAACATCTCCTTTGGTGTCTCGCATGTAGCCCATCTGGGCGCAGTGGTTGGCTGCTTCATTTGCGGATGATTCAATCTGTGGGCCAAGGTGCCCAATCAAGTCATCATTCAAACCCTCCACTGGAGCACGGTTGACCGGCTGTTGGGGAATGACATCGTACTTAGCAACAGCTGCTTGGACTGCTGCATGGAAATCTTTGGGATGTACCGCAACGCCTTCGCGGACAACCTTTACTTGTCGGGGGTCACGTCCGGGTTTTCTGTTATGGCTTCCAACTGGGCGGAGCACAGAAGAAAGGTCGGCAGTACGAGTAGGGTCAACCAGCAGACCAGCAGCTGCCAAACTGGACTTGAAACCACTGGCCATAGTGCGCCATGAATTTGGGCCAATAGACTGAGTGAGGGGCCAGTAACAATGAATACCGCCGCCAGAATCAATGAGCATAGGGTCAGGAAAACCATGGGTACGACAAAAACCCACAATAGCCACAGCAGCATCTTTCTTTGTCGCGTAACCCTTACCCTCCGCTGCTTTTGTTTCTCCGCAGTCAATGTCTGCCCAGAACGCCTTTGCGCGAAACCAATTCGGTTCGCCGCGATATTTTTTCTTAGTCTCTCCGTTGACGACAACTTCATAGGACGGCTCCTTGTAAGCAGCGCATGCGTGATAGACAGTTAAGTTAGTTTGCTTGTCGTAAGAAGCGATGGCCGAGGCCATCAACTCCAATGATTCATACGCCTTGTGGGCGATGCCGGGGGTTCCGGCACGACTCAGGCCAACGAACTTATACCCATCTTCCGGCAAGATTGTTTTGAGGAAGGTGAGTGCGTCCATGTTATGCCTGCGCGATGATTGACTTACCCGTGGCGTGAGCCCCAATAGTGATGGTGCGGTCCATATGTGCTATGGCTACCTTCACCAACTCTTTTGCTTGCACATTCGTATCCGCTGCTTCTACGATTACACGGGCCAGCAATTCAGCCAACCCGATGATGATCTCTCCATGGTTGAAATCTTTGTTGCTGAGTGCAAGGTTTGCTTCGACTACGACACCAGCGACTTTGCGCTGATCAACTTGGTATGACATGATTTCTCCAGAAAATGAAAGCCCCGAAGGGCTGGGAAGAAGGTGGGGTACTCGCTAGCTCCACGGGTCCGACTGGGTACGGTGCGTCAGGAGCGTTGACACTTTTTAGCTTTCCCCCTAAACCAATTAGTCGTCGAAGTTCAGGCCATCAAGATTCAGCTCAGGGATGTCCACTTCGGCGGCTGCCACTTTAGGTTCTGGCTTCGGCTCAGCTTTTGGCTTTGCAACAGCCTTAGGCTTCTCAACAACGGGGGCAGCGGCTTTGACCTCTACCACTGGCAAGTCGTCTTCAGCGGGAGCAGCCTCAGCAGCAGCGGCAGCAGCAATACCGTCAGCGCCTAAGATAGACTGAACAATATCAGAAGCTGCGATCTCTCCTACTTGGGCATACCCTGCATCGCTCAACAAACCTGTAGGCTTGAAGGTCAGCTTGGGAGTGGGTGACTCCATGTCGAAGCCAATACGGGTAACCACCATGTTATAAGCAACACCGCGCTTGGCCAGCATCTTGCCGTACTCGCCCAGTGACTTGATGGATGCTGGGGGCACACGCAACAAGTAAGGGTCGTTGATCTGATCCGCTGTGGCGATGGCCATACGAACGCTGTCTTGGCAAGCCTTGCCCTTGCCGCCGTTGTCACCGATCTTGGAGCCCCATTGGTTATGTGGGCACACAGCGCATGACTTGGACTGAGGTTCAGCCACGGACGCATCAGGACGGTCACCAGTGTTAGAGAAGCAATCTGGCTTGGTAGCCTCGCTGCCTTCTTGGTAGCCCTTCATATAGAACACCTTGCTGGTGCCCTTGTTGGCTTTGACCAACACGACTTCGATTGACGGAACTGCGATTCTCTCGCCGTCCACATCCTTGGTCAGCACAGTACGTTCGCCATCACGAACAACGGTGAAGTTCTTGCCCTTGATGGACATTACGGGAAAACCCGTACCAGCGTGAGCCGTCAAGTCGTCGTTGACTGCGGAGCGGTTAGCTTGTTTGAGGTAGGCTGGCAGGTTGCCAGAGGCGGTGTCGAAGGGAATGATGTTTGACATCTTAGTTTTCTCCAGAGGGTTGAGGGTTAGGTTCTACGGATGTTGACCACGCGCTCAGAGCGCCAGTTGATACCCGGGGGCACATCTTGGTGTTCATCTTTGTATTGTTGAATGGCGGTCTTAGAAGCGCGAACTTCCATCAGATGCCAGTCTTCACGGGCTTTGACGAAAGACATGAAAGCGTCCTTGTCGGCCACAGAAGCAGTGCTGCGTTCAGTAGTATAGGCTGTGCCGTATTCGGTTTTTACGGAGTCCATACCGGTCTGCTCAAACGTCTTAAGTAGGGCGGATTCAATCTGGTCAAGGACTGTATCCAATTTCTCTACCTTGGCGTCATAGGCAGCTTTAAACTCAGCTTTTTTGTCGCGTAGCTCAATGTACTTGGCTACCAGTTCAGATATTTTCATTGTTGTATTCCAGTGAGGGGGACGGAGGTTACCATCATTTGAGTGAGTGTGTGTAGTGGTTTTTACTGGTCGCTCTCGATTCCTTTCATAATGTCCAGCAGAGAGCCTTGCAGCTTCTCTTTTGCTTGCAATCGCTTATAAATACGTCGTTCAATATCACTCCCAGCTATATGGGCGATGACTGTTGTACGGGTTTGCCCGGGGCGACGAACACGAGCACACGCTTGGACGTAAATATCATTTGAGTGTATCGGCGCATACCAGATGATGGTCGTTGCCGCGGTCAGTGTTAAGCCATGGGACATGGTGGATGGGTTGGCCACGATCACACGGATACGCTCTGTCTTTTGAAACTCACCAAAGATTTGATCTCGGTCAGCCTTGGATGTACCGCCATGGATACAAGCCACGTTGTCGTGCAGCATGCGCTTCCAGTCCAGTCGATTGGCCACCATGTTGGCAATGCCAGCATCACCTTCGTTCTTGATATACCAGTCCGACAGCTCTTGCGCTACGTTCTCAAGCACACCAGTCAACGGGACGAACACAAGCACTTTGCCCTCGGACTCTTCAATGAGCTCCTTCAGCACGTCGATGCGTGGTTTGTTTGGAATGTGGATGTACTCGCCCTGCGCACCATACGCCACACCGCAAGCGATCTGCACCAGCTTGTTGGCCTTCACAGCTTCGTTGACGGCAAGCACTTGGCCGCCTTCGTACTCCATCTTGAGTTTGTCCAGCATGTTCTTGTACGCTGTCTTCTGCTCAGGGGTCATCTCGACATCACGAGTAAGGAACGTCTGCTCGGGCAAGTCAATACAGTCATCTAGCGCAAAGCGCACCGCTGGTTGCATGATGGCCTTCACCGTGTCCACTGCGTCTTGACGAGGTACCCACTTGAACTGAGTCAGCTGCTTCATCACCATGTCGCGGAACTTGCCAAAGTACTTAGGTACTGTGGGGCTCGCTGGCACAACGATACGGCATTGCGCCCATGCGTCTGTTGGTTCATGCGGTGTTGGCGCACCAGTCAATCCCCACACACGTCTGGCCGCTTGCTTGTTGCAGATGGCGTTCAATGTCTTCCAGCGGTCAGTGCCAGAGTTACGAAACATGGCGATCTCGTCCACGATGATGAGGTCAATGTCATCACGCTTCTCCAAGTCGTCCAAGATGGTTTTGATACCGTCCGTATTGATGATGTAAAGGTCAGCGTCTTGTGCCAACAATTTCTTGCGGCGTTCACGACTTCCATACAACACTGCTGCATCCAGATGTGGGAACGTCTTGAAGACTTCATCAGCCCAAGTTCGCTCCATCGTGGACAACGGACAGACAATCAAAGCCTTCTTCACTAGCTTGCACTCACGCATGTAGTCATATGCCCACAGCGACGTGACTGTCTTACCCAGACCCATAGAGTTCAGGCAGAAGGCACGGTCGTGCATAGCTAGGAAGTTGGCGGTCTCCACCTGTGCAGCGAATGGTTTGAATCGCCCCGGCCATTTGTAGTAGTACTCCATCGGGTCTGGTGGGTTGAACCCCAGATTACGGAGCACCTTAACTTCTTCAGGTCGGTGCGGCACAGCCACTAACGTGTTTCCCTCATGAGAAACCAAACGTGCCGTTGGGATGACAGTGGTAACTCGTGAAGGATTGCGCAGTTTAAAGATGAGGGCTTTTTTGTCTTTTCTAATTAGCATGAGAGTCTCATTGCCGTAAGTACTGCGATGATGGTTTCGTCGGTTACGACTGACAGCGTCATACGATGTATGGTTGGGTCACCCTTAGCCACCCAGCGGACAACTTTGTCGCCATAAATATCGTCAGCAACTTCTAGACGCGCTATGTTTGCTGGGGCTCGATAGCCCCACATTGTGTAGAGGCCAGTATCGACTAGCCGTACAGGATTATTTACCGTAGCTATCGCCATGAGTTTTTCTCCATCCTCGGTTGGTAGTTTGATCAACCACGCGGAGGTTGCCTTTGGCGTTTGTACCAGCGCCGTCCAGCATCTTCTTGTGGTCAACATCTTTACCATCACCCTTCTTGACCTTGCCATCTTTGGCTAGTTCAGCTCGGGCTTGGTTGCGCATCTCGCGCTTCTTTACTTGCTCGGGTCGTGCGTTGTACGCTTTGTCGTACGCAGCTTTTGTTGGGCCGCCTTTGTTCATTTGGTACTCTCCAAAAATTCAATGAGTTGAGATACGTCATCAACCACTATGGCTTTACCCCAGTGGTCTCTGATTTCCGCGATGACACGGTCTTGGTTAGCCGTGGTGTCACCCCTCTTGCCGGGGGCCTTTGTCTCGATTGCAAGGAACTTTCCTTCCCAGCAGCAGATGAAGTCGGGGATGCCCACAACGCCGAAGCCGTTTTGCATGGGCATGAAGAACCAGATGTCTCTCTTGCGCAGTTCTTTCTTGACTGCGTCTTTTACTTTACCTTCAGGAGTTTGGGCCATGCTCATCACCCCACTCAACATAGGTACTGCCCTTGTGCTGGTACACAACTAAGTCACGCGACGGGCATCCACTTTCGCAGTCAATTACGATTCGCACCCCATTACGACGACGACTCGGGTTATTAGTGTGTTTAGAACCGATTGGCTGAGACCAAATGCGCCCATCGTCTACCTCTGTGACTTGGGTTTTGAACTCGTCTTCAGCGCGGTCATACACTGTGACTACCCCTTGGTGGGAACAGCTACCGCCGCACGTTGGGCAGACAATTGCGTTTGATTTATCTAGCACTAACTTAGGTGTCATTTTTTCTCCTTGTAGAACTCACACGACTTAACTGGGCACCAGCCACGGCACAGCCCGCTAGGGCGGCATGGCCATGAGTCACGCTCGTATGCGTTCTCTAGCTTGCGCACTCGTGGTAAGAAGCCATTCCATATGCCTGCTGTTTGATCGCGATGATAGGTGGCTTTGTCAATCTTCTTGTCACGCATCCATACGAAGCCAGTCGTCACATAGTCCACCTGTGGGTATGTCGCAAACGTGTAGCCAACATATAACTCAAGCTGCTCGGTCAACTTACGCTTACCTGTTTTGTAATCGAAGATTCCTGCTTTGTCACCATGGACAACCAGTAAGTCAGCGATGCCACGCGACCATGCGTTGCCCCACTCAGCGGGCTGAAAGTTCTTGTCCACAGCCATCTGCAATTCACAGTGCTTCTTGCCGGGGAGGGCTGCAAACTTAGCCGCGATGCCTTCCCACTGTGTCATGCCTTCTGGCAGAGGTATGCCGTCTCGAACTCGCAACTCCATGGCCGTGTGAACTTTCTCGCCCCACATCGTTGCCTCAGTAGGCGGCTCTTTGACATCCTTCAACACGCGAACGTGATAGAACTGTCGGGAGCAAGTCTCGAACTTGTCGAGCTGGCTGTATGTCCAAGCGGGTATGGTCATGTTATTTTGCGTCTGCGTAGTTCTTTCCGATGTCACCTTCGCAGGAGACAGGCAGGTCAGAGCACCACTTAGGTGGAACTTTCATCACGTCAAGCATGAAGTCAAGACACCACTTGGCGGCTGGGGTTGGTACTACAGATACTACCTCATCATGCACGGTCAGTGCAACTTTGTATCGGCGGTCAGCATCAGGGTTGTCGTTCTTACGCAACTCAATATCTATCTTGGCCATCTGGTCAAAAACCACAATGCGAGCCAGAGCTTGCACAATGTTCTCTACCATCTTGCCACCGTAGATTTTAACAGGGCCATAGCGTCCGTCGTACTCGTAGCCGTCTGCGTTCTTGCGCAAGTTCGGGTAGCGGATCATCGTGCCGTTGGGGAGGTGCACACCTTCTGGGGTACAGCGCAGTGCGATGCCAACACCTAGTTCACACTCGTGTCCACGAGCCATGGACTGCAACGCGTTCTGTGCGTCCTTCCATATCTGGGCAATCTTGTCGTACTTGGCACGGTACAGCTTGACTGTGTTCTGTGCGTCCTCGATGGGCATGTCCACGGAGATACCGCCCATACCGATCTTCAGGGTCGCCTTGAACTTGTCAGGCCCCATGCCGAAACCTAGGCCCAAGATACAGGTCTTGCCTACGAAGCCTTCAACCTTGTCGTTGGGGTTCTTCTTACGGTCAACAGGTCTGCCATACACCACGGATGCAAACGATGAGTAGATGTCCACGTTGTTGCGGAAGTCTTCAACCAAGTCATCTTGGCCAGCCCACCATGCAACGACACGGGCTTCGATCTGTGCTGAGTCAACTGCAACCAATGAGTGATTCTCTGGCGCAGTAATTGACCGACGCAGTGCCCCGCCGCGAGGCAGGTTCTGAAGGTTCATCTTGTCGCCGCCAGACGCTCGACCAGTATGCGCTCCCCAATAGTTAAGCAAGATTGGTAAGTAACCACGCTCGGCAATGCCAATGAACGACTCGGTTCTTGTTTCCTCAAGCGTAGACTTGATGCCGAGACGCGCAGCAACGATGGCCTGCACCGCTGGATTTGGATGGTCGGCGAGAGCTTTGAACTCTTGATCTGTTTTGCCAAACGCATATGTCTCCTTGTTTGTACGAAGGCTTACCTTCATGGGTGGCTCAACGCCCAACTGCTTCAGCACCGCCGCGAACTTGGGGTTTGACATCAGGGCATCACGGCCAATGGTTGTATCGATGCGCTCCATCAGTTTGGCCTTCTTGTCCTGCACATTGAACAGATGGTCAACCAGCACAGTCTTGTCCAGCTTGAGGACAGGGTCAGTGAACATGCGGATCATCAAGTCCTGAATGTAGAGCTCCTTTGGTGGGTTCCACTGCTTGAATACGTGATACAGCGCATACGTCAGATCAACGTCATGCTTGCAATACTCACCATAGCGGGCCAGCTGGTCAGCAGGAAAGTCCTCACGGCGTAGGCCAAGAGCATTGACAACCTCTGTGCCCTTCTCGTCCAGCAGGTACTTCTTGGCCAGTGCTGCTAATGAACCACCAACAGTGAGTCCAGTAACGGGTCGTGCCATCGATAGGGTATCGAGATAGTACTTAGGCTTGATGCCGTAGCGCCATGCAAGGATGGCCCCGTCGAATGCCATGTTGTGACAAATGAGGTATGCGTTGGGTATGTCAAGTGCGTGAAGCGCTTCGGTAATCTGCCTGTCCGTCCCGGTAACCCAATGGGTCTGTCCGCCACCGACTTTGTAGGCGAATCCAATGACTTGGAATTGCTCGTCACGGATGTAGTGCTCGGTCGTGTATTTCTTGAGGCCATAGTCTTTACTGTAGTAGGTCTCGAAGTCGAGAGTGATTAGCTGTGTCATGCTTGCCCTAGTAGTTGTTTGGCGCGTTCAATGTGCTCTGGTGCGTAACTGCTTGGTAGGGATGAACCTACTCCATGCACTGGTGAATCAGGCTCACATGCAGCACGAGCTTCTCGCTCAAGGACGTCGTACACAAGGTCGGGTAATTGCGGCTCGGAGAGCACGTAGTACAGATAGCGGTGGGCCATCACTTCGGTCTCTAGTTTTTGTGTCATGGTGTTGCTCGTTGAATTGTGACTCGCACCTTCATAGGTACACCGTCAATCTTGAACGCGTCGATGTCATGCTGTGCTTCACTCTTGGTTTCATACAGTGAGTAACCCACTGTGCTCCATTTGGATTTGTGGAAGGCACTGTCCCTGATTTCAATTGCCCACATCTCTACCGTGGTGCGGTGTGCTTGCCTCATAGGGGTGCGTCCTCAGTGTTTCTTAAGATTGCCAATTGTGTCTCTGATCTTGCCCCGGGCTCTTCCCGTGGCGATCTGTTCACGAGCCTCTGCAAAGAAGTCAAGCACGTTGCCGGGAACGGCCAATACGGGTCTGGCTTTGGGCTTGGGTGCTGGCTTAGCCTTTTTCTTGGCGGCTTTGAGTTTGACATTTTTCTTTCTCTCTTTCTTTGGCCACGGCGCACCGGGGGCTAGTACGGTTTTGAATGCCACATTGCTCCAATCAGAAAACCCATATACACAAGGACGGCAGCGGCGACACACGCTGGCACCCACAATTCAATGTTGAGCCGCAGCCAACGCCAGCGGTACTTCCACTTGAACACCTTTTGTTCGAGCTCAGTGATCCTACGATACACCTCAATCAGTTCCAGCTTGTCTTCAGTCGTCATGTTATTTTCCTAGCCTTCCTATGTTTGTGATCGCTCTCAACGATGGCCAGTGCTTGCTCAAGCTCAGCGACTGTGCTCTGCTCAAGTTGTGCGTCATGAATCTCCATGGTCAGGTTCATCGCGTTGAGCTCCATAGGTCTGCAAACAAAACGCATGTCTCTTGCAACGCCACGGCGTGCGACTTCAAGTAAGGCGTCTTGGCCAGCTCTGATCTCTACTGACCAGTCCCTACCGAACTCAGCACGTAGCCGCATGTATCCTTCAGCCATGTTGAATGCGCCAATGAGGATGTCGATGTCGTCTTTATTTGCCACACCTCTGCGTAGCTTGTCCATAGCGTCATGGTTCTTGATCTGAAGGCTTGTGCCCGCACTGATCGATGTGACCTTCTTCACGCTGGACATTACCCATGAGATGTTGTCCATGCGAACGCCCTTGGGTTTGTACTTGGATCGTTTTCGTGTCATTTTAGAAATGGTTGTATGAGGTTATACAAGTCGTAGCAGATGAAAAAAAGCATAGCCACAAAAAATGAAACGACCACAGGAAGATAATTCCTCATTTACAGGTTGTCCAATCGCGCCTTGACCAACAACGTAGCGACAGCATCTTGGACACTCTCGCCTTCCTTGAGGACATAAATAGTCGGGCCTGCCTGACGACTGGTGACTAGGTTCTTACCTAGCGTGTTCTGCGTATGTAGTACAAGTACAACACCGTTCATTGCCCTAAACATTTGCACAGACGTTTGTGCCTCGCCCATGGTGTGGTGGGGCCGGTCTTCAGGAATGCTGATGTCGTCGTCACGCAGCCAGTTGCGTAGTTTCTTTTTAATCCAACCCATATCAGACTTTCATCATCTCAGGTGGCGATGACATGGGGTAAGCCATCTCACCTTGGGCATCGTCCAACACCTTTTCAACTTTGGTTGCCTGTGTGTAGGCAGTAATGACATCAGGGTGAACGCGTTGCATCCACTCCATGAACTTGTGGTAGTCGTTGAGTCGTGGCTCAATCCAGTTAGCGTGACCTTGCAAGGTCTGCACCTCCAAAGTCAGGGCCATGATGTGAGACTCAATCACTGCTTTGAAAGAATCAAGCCGACTTGTATTGACAATGTTATGAGTGTTCCCGTTACTGTCATACATTTTTTCTGAAACGCCGGGTTGAACTGTGTATGCGTGGATCACATTAACCTCCAAAGATTTGTTTGAGTTCGTCGTAGAGCTTACGAGCTTCCACGATGGACAAGTTGTTCAAGTCAACAACTCGTGTAGGTCTGGCCACTGGTGCTGCCACCACGGTGTGTGCCTTAGTTGAGCCGACAGGACGGCCCATCTTCTTTTTAGGCTTAGTGTCTCGCCTCTCAAGCATGTTCTTCTCCCATACTGCACGAGCCTCCATCATGCGAGCTGTGCGCTCTTCTTTGGTCGTGCTCTGATACGGCTTGCCGACTGAGTGCCTATGTGGGAACTCGGCGTAGTTCGTCACAACAAAGCCACGGCTGCGCAGTTGATTGATGCGAGTCGCTACGCCTTTATCGTCTTTCACGACTGCGGTTATATCTTTGGCAGTGCAGTTGGGGTTGGCGGCAATGAACCTCCAAATCCGCTCCGTAATACTGAGCACTGGTTGTGCGGTCTCGACTTGCGTTGTTGCTTCTGCATTCGCATCGTCATCGAAATTCAAGTTAGTGAGTGATTGCATTTTTGGTAACACCTTTGTGAAGATTTCAGTTTGTAGATCAGCCATTTACTTCTCCAGTTGATACTCGACAAGCGTAGACACGAACAAGTCCTTGAGCTCATCCATGTCCTTGCAGATTTTTACTTTGGCAATATCACCCTCGTTGCGAGAGCCCTTGAGGATGAATCCGTTGTCCACCTTCTCCACTGTGAAGTAAACTTGGTTCCTGTTGTAAGCGTAAGTTCGGTCGCTTGGCATCCCAGAACTTATAGTCCCAGTAAGCCACGGTAATTGAGTCGCGGGAGTGTTGTTGGAGAGGATGGTGCTCTGCCCCATCATGTTGGCGTTGGCGTTGGCGGAAAGGATGCTGTTTTGTGCTGGATGTGTTGCCATATCATTTCCCCTCGGCCTGTATGCGCTTGAGGACTTCGATGAGTTTCTCTAAGTAGTGAATGCCTTTACCAATTTCTTGAATTGATTCATCCTTGCTGCCCATCCGCATCACATACTTCAGAGCTCCAGCGCGATACGCACCGATCTGTTGTTCAAGCGGCCACGTATCCACAACGTCCCACGGCTGAACCACCATAGACTTGTAATGACTGCCGCCGACTTGCCGCAGACTTGGCTGATTGATGAT